TAGCACGAGTCTTTTTCATTTTTGCTCGTTTAGCAACATCAATAGCACCACCACAGTCTGCAGGTTTTGCTACAATACGACCTGCTCTTGGTCCACTGTCGCATCGCCATTTCATCTTAACTTTAGCTGACCCACCGGCTCCACCTTTGCCCGAGCGAGCAAAAACAGCACCTTCAGTTATAATTTCTGAAATTTTCATTAACCAATTATCCAAGTAAGTGGTTGACTGTGATCAGTGTATGTTGCTAACTCGTCAATCAGTCTGTCCATTTCGGCTTGTGATTCAGCTTTAAGTGATGCACCATTAAGTGCTGTACCACCTTGTGGACCTGCGATAGAGGCAAACTTCTCTCTTGCTTCACCAATAATCATTTTACTTGCCGCAAATGTATAATCTCTTAGCCATTGCTTCATTGCATTGTCTTGTAGTAATACTATCTCAGGTTTCTGATTGTATGTCCATAACAGTATTTGTTCGCCTGATGATTTAGGATCACGGACTAAACTTAATACTTTAGTCACAGGGTTAAATGTATAGTTCATGTAACCGCCAAACATTCTTGCCGCCATTTCTACATACTGAGTGTACATATCATATGTTGCTAGGCCACCTGCTTGTGAATAGTTTAATAGATAAACGTTTAAAGTTGCTGATGAAAAAGGATCAAAACTTGAACTATATGGGCCAGTACTGTCACCCATTGTACGTCTAAATACTTGTCTAACAGAACTAACTTCTGTTGGAAGTGTGTAAGTATTTTGATTTTCTTGTAGTTCAACTACATTATAACTTTCTTCGTAAGCATTCTGTGCTCTTTGTCTATAAGTTGATAATGCTTTGTCGTACGCTACTTCGTAATGATCTGGATCTAGTTCAACGTCAACAATTCCGCCACCTAGGCGTTTGTCAACATAGTTGAATAGTTCATCTTTTAGTGTTGTTAAATCTGCCATTTAAGTTTCTCCGTTAATAGTATTTATCAACTCGGCAGAGTATTGATTAAGTTGCTTTAATGATAATTAAGTTTTCGTTGAATCGCCCATTAACTGCTGTGGCTGTTGTTTTTAGTTTGTCGAACAGTTTACGACTATCTGGCTTGCCCGACATTCTAAGTTCTTTGAGAACTTCTTGTGGCTTACGTAGTGTCTTTTGTGCTGACTTGTTAGTATCAAATCCTAAAATACTTGTACCTTTAACTGTAAAAGTTTTAGCATAGTCATCAGCAACATAGTATTGTAGTTTACGATTTTTAATGTTGTAAACCCACATCTCACTTGACTTAAGAATTTTAGTAGGTTCTACAGTTTCTAATTTAAACTCTTCAAACTTTCTTAGCAGTTTTAATTTTCTTACCTGCTTCTCTGGTGGTACTGGTTTTTTCTTTCTAATACCTACTTTGGCCTTCTTGCTTTGATGATATGCGTCTAATTCTGCTATAATCGCCGCACAGTACTTGATCATGTTCTTTTGCTGGGTCTTAGTATAGCAACTATATCCTTCGCTTAAATCAGCGTCTACGCCAGCGACAGAGTCCTCAAGTTCTCTTTTTTGTTTTGTCCATTCGTCTTTAATAATGTTAACATGCTGAGCAAGTATGTTTCTTTCAGCTAAAAACTGTTGTACCATTGGCTTTTCATTTGATTTAATATCACCCGATAAGTATTCGTCCCATAGTCCATCAATGTCACCTGCGGCGAAATGTGCTCGCTCTATCATAATTTCTTGTATGTTAGGTTTATTTGCTTTAGGTTTTAGTTCTTGTTCAGCGTCGTCTTTAGCTAAACTCTTTGCATTATTATGTATAGCTTCTTTTGCTTTTACACTGATATATTCTATTTCTTCAGCAGTTAGCTCTAAGCCTGTTTGTTGCATTCTAATTAACCAACCTATAGTTGTTGGTGTCCAACTGTCTTTAATAGCATTAAACTTTTTACTTTGTTCTTTGTCATTTTCTGTAAGCCATTCTACTATCCATTTTTTAGCTTGTTTCTTATCGCAGACATATCCATACCAGTTGTATGCCCACATCATTTTTAGTCGACGTTCTTCAGGCTTTGGCTGAGTAGTAAATTTTGGTTCATCGCCTTTAGCTTTACGATCTTCAATTCCTACTTTAAGTTCTTTAAATTTCAAAGTAATGCTCCCATGGTTATCATCTTGTTTATATCTGCTATCATTGTATTTGTTTCTTCTAACTTAGTTAAAAATTTTCTTGTAGGCTTATGCAGTCTACGACATTCAACTTCTTGTATACTTAATTCATTTACTAATATATCTGTATTTTTAAACATTATATATAAGTCTTTTTGAATTTTATAGTCTAAATGGCTGATTTTTTGCTCTAAATGATTTCTTAGTGCTTGCCAATCAACTGATGAATGTATTTTATCCATTTGCTAACTATATAGAAAATTTTATAAAAGTAAAGCTATTATATATTCTTTTGGATATATTGTCAATGCAGACAAAGACGATAAATAATACAAAATAGGAAATAGAAATGCCAAGACTAAGTTTATACAGACCAAATAAAACAAACGATTACAAGTTCTTAGATAACACTATCCGAGAAATGTATACTGTTGGTGGTATGGATATGTACGTTCACAAATATCTAGGACCAAAAACAGTAGGAGATTCTGCAGACAGAGATACTGGTGATGCAACTAGACCTGTCTATGATGAATCAAATCCCTTGTTCATTGAAGATGTTTTATTCTTAGAAAATAGAGATCGTGAATATGATGATAGCATATACATCATGCGTGGTGTCTATAATGCACAAGATATTGACTTTGATCTAACACAGTTTGGATTATTCTTAAATGGCGACACAGTATTTGTAACATTCCATTATAATGATATGATCGATACACTAGGTCGTAAGCTTATGGCTGGTGATGTTATTGAGTTTCCTAATTTAAAAGATTATCATCCGTTAGACGATTCGGGTCCTAAGGCATTACCAAGATATTATGTAGTGCAAGATGCAAGTTTTGCATCAGAAGGTTTCTCACAAACATGGTTACCACACCTATGGCGTGTTAAACTAACACCTCTTACAGCAAGTCAAGAATACAATGATATACTTAACAAGCCAATGGATGAGGATAATCCATCAGCTGGTACCATTGAAGACTTTGTAAGTCAAAAGAAAAAGAATTTAGAAATTAATGATCAAATATTACAACAAGCTGAAGTTGAAGTTCCATCAAGTGGTTACGACAATGCAGGATTCTATGTTGTTCCTACTAAAAACGATGAACCAATCAATCATGAAGATGTTGCTGATGGCGATAGTACAGAAACACCAGGTGTGTCAGCACAAGCAGATGGTTACCTAGTAGGTTACTTAACAGGCAATAACATACCTCCAAATGGTAAACCTGTGACTAGCGGAGTTTCTTTTCCAGGCAGTCCAGCAGAAGGTGATTATGCACTAAGATTAGATTACTTTCCAAATAGATTATTCCGTTATGACGGAGCTCGTTGGGTTAAAGTAGAAGATGGCGTGAGAACAGATCTTACTCCAGGTAGTGATAATAAAACACAACGCAGTGGATTTGTTAATAATTCTGAAACAATTACAACAACAGACAGAGGCAATATTTCAAGTCGTCAATCACTTAGTGACTTGCTCAAGCCTACAAAGGATAACTAATGGCTTTACAAAGTTTCTTTTATGATGAACAAATAAGACGCTTCTTATTACAGTTCACAAGAATTTTTTCAAACTTTCAAGTTGAGTATGGCAGAAATGATAGCGGTCAGCCAACATATACTAGAGTGCCTATTCGTTACGGTGATAGTTCGAAACAGGCTTCAGTTATTATGGCAGATAATTCAGCTAACAAAATACCTAACTCACCATTGATGACATTTCATATCACTAGTTTAGACTATGCTAGAGATAGAATGCAAGAACCTAACTTTGTAGATAAAAAAGTATTTAGGCAACGTACCTGGGACGATGAAACACAGACATACGAACAGACACAAGGCAATGCGTTTACAGTAGAAAGACTAATGCCAGTACCATATAACTTAACACTTAATTTAGATATATGGACTACAAACACTACAATGAAATTACAGATATTAGAACAAGTATTGACTCTGTTTAATCCAAGTTTAGAAATACAATCAACTGATAACTATGTTGACTGGACTTCATTGAGTGTTGTAGAATTAAACAATACTAACTGGTCATCAAGATCAATTCCAATGGGGCAAGACACAAATATTGACATCAGTACATTAACATTTAGCTTACCTATATGGATTAGTCCTCCAGCAAGAGTTACTAAAATGGGTGCTGTACATAAGATTATTGCATCAGTATTTGATGCTAACGGTGATGCTAAAGAAGCACTAGTCAATGATGACTTACTGTTAGGCACAAGACAAAAGATTACACCGTTTGGATATCAAACTGTGCTAATAGGTAATCAACTACAATTATTAGAACATAATCAAGTTGAATCAAACGAAGGAACACTGGATCCTGCACAAGGACAACCAAGTAGTATTTTTTGGAAAAGTCTAGTAGATGTGTACGGAGAATTGCGTGCAGGTATTACTCAAATTAGATTAACTATTCCAGGAACGACAGCAGAAGTTGTTGGTACTGTAGCATATCATCCAGCAGATGATCATTACTTGCTATTTACGGTTGATGAAGATACTATTCCTACAAACACCTTAACAGCAGTAACCGCAGTTATTGACCCACTGACTAGTGGCCCAGGTGATGGGTTGGCGGTCGCGGCAAGTGGTCAACGTTATCTATTACTAAATGCAATAGGTGATAGTGATAATACAGATGCCTCAGATGCTTGGGGTAGTCTAGTTGCTTCAAAAAATGATATCATTGAATATGATGGTTCTAATTGGACAGTATCAACTGATGCTAGTGCAACTTCTACTACGCAATATGTAACTAACCTAACAACAAGTGTTCAGTTTAAATGGGACGGAACTACTTGGACTAAAAGTTATCAAGGTTTATACGAAGGTGGCGAATGGAGTCTAGTCCTATAAATGCTGTTGGTGTTTGGTTGTATAGCCAAGCAACTAACAGATATCTTTATCTTTTAAGAAATGATCCAAAGCATCCAGGAAGTTGGGGACTGCCCGGCGGCAAGGTTGAACTTGGCGAAAGTCTATTAGATGCAATGCAACGTGAGTGCGAAGAAGAACTAGGCAAATATCCTGATGTTATTAAACTTATTCCTATAGAACATTTCACGTCAGCAGACAATAAGTTTGTTTATCATACATTCTTTGGAGTACTTTCTAAAGAATTTGTACCAACATTAAATCATGAACATTTAGGGTATGCTTGGGTAAACTCAGGTGAAATACCCAAACCGTTACATCCTGGTTTCTTTGCCACAATTAATGTTGATGAAATAAAAGAAAAAA